ACGTATGTGTGTGTAGTTGCAGCTTGAGCTCATGTAGGATCACGCAAGCCAGTAATCTTATTAGTGCCCATAGCGATGGCACCAGACATAGTTCCACCTGCTTTAGGTAGCGCTAATGCGTCAGCTGTATCAACGTATGTCTTAGTAGTGGCGTCTGTGCCTGCTGTAGGAGTACCAAGGCCAGTAACCTTGTTAGTACCCATCGCAATAGCGCCTGTCATCGTACCACCAGCCAAAGGTAACTTAGTTGCGATGGAGGTAGTTAAAGTAGTTGACAGATTAGGATCGTTACCTAGAGCTGCTGCAATCTCATTAAGAGTATCGAGAGTCGTAGGAGCCGATGCTACCAAGTTAGAGATAGAAGTATCTACGTAACCTTTAGTGGCTGCATCAGATGTCAAAGTAGGTGTTGCAAGACCAGTGACTGTGCCTGTTGTTCCTGAGTTCATGTCCAACGTACCGTTAATGGTTACGTTATTGAATGAAGATGAACCTGAACTAGCTGTTACGTTACCTGTAAGATTTCCTGTAACGTCCCCTACTACAGCCCCTGTATGTGTACCTGCTGTGTTACCTGTCACAGCACCTGTTAAAGGGCCGCTAAAGCCTGTAGTAGCTGTGATAACAGTACCAGTAATTGTAGATGCTGAAGAACCACCAATGGGTGTGCTATTGATTGTACTACCTGTCTGAGCGACACCAGCGACTGTACCACCTGTGATGGCTACAGCTGAAGGCTCTTGGTTACCTAATGAACCAACCAGTTTAACTACAGTACCGCCTGAGTCTTTAGTGTAAAGTTTCTTGTCTGTTACGTTAACAGCTAATTCGCCTTGTACTAATGACCCAGAAGCAGGGACTGCTGAGGCTGTAGAGCTATTCTTTGTGATTACTGTAGTCATTTGTATTAAGCGCCTTTAAATAGACCGTAGGCTTGACCAATAGTGTCGTTAGAGACACCTAGATTAGATAGATAATTAATAGCTGCTTCACGGTTTGCTGCTGTATCTCCACCTCCATAAGCACCTGAGCTATTAATAAAGTTGGAATAAGCCTGTGCGATCTCAGCAGGTGTGCTAGCTGAAGACAAGGAAGGTGGTGTATATGTAGGAGTAGCTGGTTGAGTTGTTTGTGCAGCTGCTGTTGTTGTTGTAGGAACTGTAGAGAACAAACCTTTAGGATCAGCTGTGTTGTACAGATTTTGTACATCTTGAGCTGACATATTCAAGGCTGAAGCAACCTGAGATGGTGTAGTCTTATATTGATCCATCAAAGCTGCAATATCAGCGTTTGATTTACCTGATTGCTGCATACCTGTAACTACTTGTTGAATCAAGTTATTAGCCGATGCAGCATATTTACCACTAGGGTCTACTCGATTGTATTCCAGCTGAACTTGCCATTCAGGGATATTCAAAGCTTTAGCTAGAGAAGCGGGAGTTACACCGTATTTATCCATAGCAGCTGCGTACTGCTCTGAAGTCGTGAATGCTTGTGGATTAATTGTTTTCTGCTGTGCAATATAATTATTGATATTAGTAGGCTGGTTAATTTGAGCCTGTGTAAATGCACTTGGAGACTGTGTAGCAGCAGGTGAATATTTAGTCTCGTACCAATTCTTCAAATCAGCTGAAATGTCTTTGCCTTGCTGTTGAGGCATGTACTGATTATACTTTTGCTGAATAGCTTGGTAGTATTCAGGAGTGTAATTAGCAGTTCCTGAAGAAACACCTGAACGATCTTGCACGGGTAGTGTAACTGATCCTGCTGATGAAGATCCGCCTCCTCCACCTACGATGCTCGGATTACCGTCAATGGCACTACCTAACATACCGCCTGCAATAGCACCTACTGGGCCTCCAAAATAAGCCCCTGCAAGAGAACCGATAGAACCTAAACTGAGACCCATATTAATTACTCCTCAGCAGGTGTGTCTACTGACTTTTTACTGTTGATTGTTTTCTTAGGTGTTAGCACTTCTTTGGGGGTTTCTTGTTGCGTGACGACTTCTTCGTAGCCATAGTGACCTTTCATTGATTGAATATCTACAGGAGCTGTAAAAGTAACGGTATGACCGCTAATCTTACATTTGAATGTTGCTGATGATGTCATGTATATAAACCTTACTAGATAGGCCAAAGGAGCCGTCCTTTTGAGAAGCCCCTTCAGTCTAGCTATTAGGCTGGAACTGCCAGTGCAACTGCACCGTAGTCACGCAACTCGCCAACACCGTACAAAGTATCAGCAGTAAACAAAGTACCGAGGTATTCTTGTTTGTACTGAGTCTGTGAACGAACGCCTTGTTGCTCAACCAACACGAATGCGTCACGGTGGCCCAACAAGCAGATACGGTCAGCACCAGAGTTACCTGCGCCGTAGTCAGCGTTAGAGGTCACGAATACGGAAGTACCGTACAAGTTACCAACTTCACCGTTACGGATAGTGTTGCCACCACCAGACTCACCCACGAAAGCTTGCTCAGTGTAACGAGACAAGCCCATCAAAGTGTTACGGCTTGATGGAGGGATGATGAAGAAACGGCCTTCCATAGGAACGTCTTGGTCGTCCAAGCGTTGCATAGTGCGACGGATAGCAGCATCAGTCAAAGCAGCAGCGTTAGAGGTAGAGCTGTTATAAGCAGTAGTACCGTCAGAGCCAACGAAAGCTTTAGTGCTAGAAGCAGATGTAGCGTAGTCGTTAGTACCGATAGTAGCGCCGTTAACGCCACGGCCCAATTGGATGATAGAAGAATCAACTTGCTTAGCCAAAGCGTAGCCAGCGTCTTGAGTGTAGAACTGACGCAAGCTAGACAAAGCCTGTGCTTCAACGATGTCTTCGATCAAGCGGCTATATTCGTAGTGCTTGTTGATAGAGATAACAACGTCTGATTCAGTAGCAGCGATCAAAGTTACTTGAGTCGATGCGGCCTTAGCAGAGGCGCTGCCACGAGTAGGCACTGGAATGTGAACGGTGTCACCTTTCTTGCCTTTGAAGCTCATCTTCTTGATGAGGGGAGCAGCTACGAGGTTCTTCTTGTACGTAGCAACAATTTCGTCGCTCCATACTTCAGGAATAAACTTGTCAGCTGTTGTAGTGGTTACGTGATTGGTACCCAAACCCATGATTAAATCTCCTAGAGAAAATTGATTGATATAAAATGATTATTAACGGACACGCCCTTGAGCATACGCAGCCATAATTTCAGGTTGCATCGCCTCGTAGCGATCAGGATTGGTCATCATAAGATTCATGATGTCCGCACGGCGATAGACCTTTTGACTACTCTCACCAGTACCTCCAACATCCACTGAAGCAGCCTTCAAGTTCTTCTTGAGAACCTGTTGACCAGCATCTTGTGTCTGTTGAGCCTTAGCACCCTTAATTTGTTTAAAGGTACTTAGGAGTTCATCAGCAGAATCGAAGTCATAAGCACTGTCTGCGAGAGCAAACATGTTAAGACGTACAGGAGAGGCTTTCACCCATTCCTGAAACTCACCATCACGTACTACATTAGCAAAGTCAGGGTGCTTAGCTGCCAACTTTTGTTGGGTCTGCATAGCTCTAAACTGTGCCGCTGTCTGCTTAGCAGCTTGTACGTCAGGATGACTCTCTACCGCTCGTTGAATCGCCTTTTGAGGGTCTTCAAAGAAGTCAACTTCTTCTGTTTGTGTTTTTGTTTGAGGAAGTTGTGTATTCTGATGTGCGAGGTTATTCTGAATTAATTGGTCAGCTAGTTTGCGTACCTCACCTACTTCTTGTGCCTGCCTACCAATGAGCTTTTCAGCCTCTTGGTGCATTTGCACGATCTCTTCAAGTGTTTTCCCCTGATATTTAGAGGGTACTTTAGGAGTCTCTGTTGTAGATTCAGCTGCTTGGGTATCTACCGTCTGCTGCTGTTGGTTCGCTTCCTCAATGTCCAACTCACTCGGAGTCTCTTCAAAATTATCAACTAATGCCATACTTACCTCTATTCCTGCCGTTAAACGGTTCTAGGATTACTTAATAATGAATTCGGCCTAATAATCGGCTTATGAATTCGCTTTTTGCTCGACTTTGAGCTTTTCAGCTCTCTTTCGAACCCATGCGTCAGCAGCTGTGGGGTAATCGCCGCTACACCCCTCAAGCTTCATCATGGGGCTTGACATAATACGTTTGGCTTCCCATCCACATGTGTCACAAGTGACCGTTTGTGTACTTTCATCCACGTACTTGTCAGAGATATGAGACTGTTCACACTTAAATTCGTACATTCTGCGAGCCATATTTATTGCTCCTCAGAAGTTAAATCTTCGTATGCTTTCTCATACAGGCCTTTCAGCCCTAAAAGCCAATTCAGGTTGTCCACTTGGCCTTGACGGAAAAATAATTGTTGTGCGTCAGTTACCGAAGTGATGTCACTAAAATTGTCTTTAATCTTGGTTACATCTTCCATTAGAGCCTTCCATCCGGGCGTAGCCATCATGGAAAAGGCATCTTCATAAAATTGCTGTAATTCTCTATCAAGAGCCATTGTGTTCATCCAAATAGTTGAGCATGTTTTGAATACGTTTTGGATCTTCTTTAAGAAGCCCTAAAGCAACGTTACATTTCTTACAAAGTAAATCTCGTATTTGTCCGGTTTCGTGGTTATGGTCTACTGCTAAACCTTTCACTTTTCCAGTACGTTTATCTACGTCAGTCTCAACTTCTAAACAAATCTTACAACGGCCTCCTTGCTTAATAAGTTTACCTAAGTACTGTTCTTTCTCAATCCCGTATTTAAATTTCAACTGGTTAAAGAAGAATTTCTCAGGATTTGCTTCAATCCAACGTTCCGTCCTCTGTTTAGCACAGGGTCTACATAAATGGCCTTTGCCTGTAGATTTAGGATGGTCTGTTGTCTTGCAAACAGGACACGGTTTTAGTTCTTTGTCCATATAAGGAGAACCTATAAGTAGTAATAAAAGTGAACTTTACACGATTCTTACTACTTTGTCAAGCTTTATTTTACATTTTTAAGCTTTTATTTTGCATTTGCATAGCTGCGATGCGCTCATTGGAGGCAATATCAGCCGCTTTAAGGTTAATTTGCTTCTCTTTGAGCATTGTGTCAGCCAATTTGAGGCGTCTTTCGAAGCTATCACCGCTATCTAGGTTAGTAGAAGCCGCTGTAATGGCCTTAACGCGCTGCTCTTCAGGCATCAACATAGCTGATACTTGGTCTTTCTGCGCTGCTGCGGCTTGCTGCTGTGCTTTAGTCTGCAATACCTGCAACTGAGCCTGCGCTGAAGCCATTTGCATCTGTAGTTGCATCTGTTGCTGTTGTTCTTGCATCGGATTAGGTGCTGACATCTTGTCCAATTCAGCGATAAGCTGGTTTTTATTGGATAGAGAGCTATTTCCGAGGATACCTTTGAGAATCAGAGGCAGAACAGGGGTCTGTGGGCCTAGAGTCTGGAGCAAACCAATAAATTGTTGTTGTTCGTACTCACGAGCCATGATACCCAAGGTAGCTGTAGGCACAAAGTTCATGTCAACTGAAGGATAA